TTGGCTTGTTGTGCGGCTAGTCGAGCCTGCTGTTCAGTGTTAAACTGTTGCTGGGCCTGCTGGTAAGACTGTTGCAGGCCCTGTCCTACGATGTTAGAGCGCAGTTGGCTGAAGTTTCTTGCGGCCTCGGCTTCCATAACCCCCTCTCGCTCGCTTCCAAAAGCGCCAGAACGAACCGCCTGTGCTGCCCGGCCCTGGCGTGCAATACTGTCAGCTCTTTCAGCTTCTCGGACCTGTTGGTTTACTACATCCTGCATGTACGGAGACATGTAGTTCTGCAAGGTCCCAGTATCAGTAATGGACCCCGTTGCTACCTGCTGGGCAGGACCCATTTGCGCAGCTTGCGCGTTAGGGGTGTAGCTGGTCTGTGCAGCGTTTAATTGGCCAATTCCAACTTGTTGCGCTCCAACCTGTTGAGCAGGACCCATTTGCGCCGCTTGCACGTTGGGGGCGTAGCTGGTCTGTGCGGCGTTTAATTGGCCAATTCCAACTTGCTGCGCTCCAACTTGCTGGGCAGGGCCCATTTGATAGGTCGACAGGTCGGGCCTAAAACCCGTCTGCGCCGCCTGCAAATTTCCTGCACTCGCCTGCTGCGCTGCAACCTGCTGGGCAGGACCCATTTGATAGGTAGACAGGGCGGGCTTAAAACCCGTCTGCGCTGCTTGCAAGTTTCCTGCACTCGCCTGCTGCGCTGCAACCTGCTGGGCAGGGCCCATTTGGTAGGCAGATAAAGCGGGGTTAAAACCGGTTTGCGCTGCTTGCAAATTCCCCGTTCCTACCTGCGCCGCTCCAACTTGTTGGGCAGCCCCCATTTGCGCGGCTGTCCCCTGTGGGGCGGCTCCGAGTCGGCTTCCGGCGGCCTGCTGTGCACCTTGATAAAGCGCGCCAATGCCTTGGTTTATTCCTGGTTGAGCGGCGGCCCGCTGCGCCATCGCAATAGCCTCTTGGCCTTGGTTGACAGCTTGGCCAAAACCCGGCTGTTGAGCAGCTTGCTGCGCCATGGTAGAGGCTTGGGCGGCTTGCTGGCCTGCATTTTGAAGGCCGCTAACTGCCGGCCTAAAGTCAGAAGGGCCAGCCTGCTGGGCCGCACGTGTGGCCTGACCAAGCGCTACGTCTTGTGCAATAAACCCCGGCTGTTGAGCAGCTTGAGCAGCCATGCCAACAGCCTGTTGGCCTTGGCCCAAGCCTTGGTTGATTACTTGGCCCGCGTAGTTAAAGTTGGGCTGCGCACCTTGAAGCTGCCCGGCAGCTTGCTGCATCAGCGCTTGAGAGCCTCTGAAATCCGCCGCGCCAGAACCCAGCGCCATCTGCTGGGCTTGAGTCAGGCCTCCGATGCCTTGGGAAATGGCAGACGTTGCAGGCTGCAAGTTGGCCTGGCTGGACAAGGCAGCCATGTTCTGGCCCGTGGCCAGCGCTCCGAGGCCCGAGGCCACATCTGCACGCGCCGCGCCAAACTGACCGGTGGTGTCGGATGCAGCGGCGCGCTGCGCGGCCGTGTCAAGATACCCCAAGCCTTGATTGATTTGACCGATGCCCGAGGCGATATTGGCCGTGGCCCCACCTGCTTGGCCCATGGCCCGTTGAGCGTCGGTAAATTGCGCCCGGGTGTCCGCGCCGCGCAAGACATCAGCGGCTGCACCGGCGGTGTCGTATCCCTTGACCAATGACGTCTTGGCAGCATCCATGTAGTTTGAATAGCCCCCAACCCCCTGCGCTTTAGCTGCGTTAAGAGCTGTCTGCTGTGCGGGAGTAAACCCTGCTACCTGGTAGTCAGGCAGTTGCTGGGCAAGCGTCTGGCCTCCGCCTTGGGTAAAAGCCAGCTTCTGGGCCTCTTCCAGTAGCTTGAGCTTATAGGCCTCAATTTCCGGGGATTCCCCAATTATTCGTTGGGTAACTGTTTCGCTTGTCATTTATTTCCCCTTAACGGCTCCACCTTCGAGCTTCTTCATCAACTTGTACATGCGCGCCGCACCTTTGCGACGACTGCCGCCCCCGGCATTGCGCACAGCTTTGGCCGTAAACACGAACTCGCCGTCTGACAGCATTGCTGGGATGTCATCCGAAGTCCCAGTGCCGGGGCCGTTGATAGGTCCGTCGCGGCGAGGAAAGTTTGTCATTTTGGCATCCCCGCCCTTAGCCATGCGACGGAGTTGGCCGTCTGGGCCATAGATAAGCGGGACGTTGTACAGGCCCTCCATGTTGTAAGGTTGCGCCACGCCTCCGGGGCTTCTGGTCACGCCGGTTGGAATGGCATTCGTAGGCATCGTCACAGAAATAGTGTCGTATGAAGGCGCTGGGACAATTGGATTTCTTGGCACGGCTGGCTTGGTATAGCTGCTCAGGCCTCCTTTAAACTTGTCAGGGTTATCCCTTATGTAATCGGAACCGGTGTAGTAGCGGTTGTACAGGGGGTTCTGGTCGGCGGGCTCGCCTTCCATGCCGCCTGTAGCGGCCATAACCGCAGTGCCGGCCAAGGCCAAAGGGCCGTACTTCTGAAGAAGACCTGCGTCTTTTGGCAACCCGGGACGACTGGGGGACAGATACTCGCCGTACAGGTCCTTGGCACCCGAGAGCATCTTGTCCATGAAGCCCGGCTGTGAGCCCGCCACGGTATATCCTGCTTTTGGAGCTGCACCAGGGGGCAGTTGCAGAGAAGAGGAGCCGCCAGATTGATTTGCAAGCATTTGTTGAGCATTGGTCACGCCACCGCCACTCTCCGCCCTCAAGCCCTGCAGGGCACCGGCCGAAACGCCGGAGGTCAGTCCCATTTTTAAGGCATCTTCCGGGCGCATGCCGCCTAACATGCCAATACCGGTTCCAATCAAGCCTGTTGACAGGCCCGTGTTCAACGCACTGCCAACTGGGGCCAATCCAGACATATAGCCGCCAACAGCAGACACGGGACTTGCGCCCATGATTGTGCCGCCGCCGCCGATGTAGCCCATGGCACCGGAGATTAAGGCGTCTTTAATGTTGCCGCCGCCTGCAAGAGTGACAGTGCCGGAAGCCAGTGCCGCCGTTCCCGCTGATCCAAGGTATGCGCCAATGGCTGTTGGCCCGAGGACCGTGGCCAACGCAATGGTGCCCAAGATGCTTCCAACAGGACTCTTGAGGATGTCTTTGGCGACGTCCGCAACCCCTTTGAACACATCGCCTATGCCTTTAAAAACAGCAGTGAACGGGTCGTCTTTGAACTCAGGCAGCCCTGTGGCGGGATTGATAGTGCCTGCCCCGCCTCTGCGCTTGAGCAGCGCTGCCTCTTCCGGGGTGATGTGCGCCAGGATGCGGTCGCCGCCCCGGCCCTTGGATGCAAGATACTGACCGACATCGGCCAGCCCGCCAGAGGCCATGCCCACGGGTTGCAGTCCCTCAACAACAGGGGACAGGTCCATAGGCTCTTGGGCCCCGGCTCCCTGCATTTGGCGCATTTCCTGCAGCACCGCGAGCATTGCGCCGATAAACTCGGGGTCGTACTCTGGAGGCATGTCCCCTTCATCCAGGGCCCCTGTTTCAATCATCTTTTGAAGCAGGTTCTTGTAGTCACCAGGGTTTTGGCTGACGTATTCAAGGACCTGAATCAGCACGTCAAGCTGTTGCGGGGTAACTTGAAGGTCGCCAATGTTCTGACGAATTGCCTCCTTCAGAGCGGACTGCTCTTGGGGGTTGACCATGCCAAGCGCCGTTTGAGCGGCGTCATACGAGTCAGCGCTCGTAACGGTCGGGCGCGGTGGTTGCGCCCCTTTGTCCTGCATGCCCATGCCTTGAGGCAGGGCCATGATTCCTTCATCTGCCATGATAGTCCTTTCCAGTTTTAGCCATGAGCCTCGTGGTGGGCTGCGCGCCGGGAAAGGACGCGTTAATAGCTAAGATTATCCGTTAAATTCCTAGCTTCTGTCCACTAAAAGAGCGCTTACCACAACGTAAACATTGCTTTGCGAAGATGTGACCACCAGCGCGTCGAGCTGCTCAAGTATTAAAGGGCCCGCGTTCCAGCCAGCCAAAAGGTCTACATATTTATTAGGGGCTACCGCTTCCAAAGGCACTAAATAGTGTGTCCCGGTTCCGCCAGGGGAAAAAGTAACGGTTATGTTGGTGCTTGCTGCATTTGTGTTTGCTATCCAAATAGACTTGACGATAGCCGTTGTGGCCGCAGGGACCGTCAACACAGTGTTTGCAACTGCTGAGACCAAAGGCTGCTGAAACCGTTTGTATGCGTTTCCCATTATTTTCCAAGGAACCAAGTTTGCGCTTGGTCCTTGTCCTCCGTAACGATAGGCGTGTAGGTGTTGTTGAGCTGAAATATCACCTGCTCAAGCGACCGCACCAACTGGTTAAACTGCGCCGGGTCGTAGCCCGAGGGCGCGGCGTTGGGCAGGCGGACGTTAGTAATTTTGCTCATGTCTGGGGTTCCCAGTAAGCAAGTTCAAGCTGCCGTCTCGCAGCAACAGCGTCTTCCAAGGTCACACAAACCGAAGAGTAGTAGCGCCTTCCCTGCGCCGTGATATTGGCCAGCCACTTTCGATAAGCAGGCAAATACACAACCCCCCGATGTCCTGTAACGGAGGTTTTACGCCGGGAGTTGACTGACTGCACGTGCCCAGATGCCCAGCGACAGTTATTCTTAAAATACCCAAGGCTGTTTTCAATCCGGTCTAGTGTTTGGCCTTCTCCAGGCTCTCCCATGTCAAACACGAATCGAACATATTCTTGCCACTCCGGGCAGACGGTAATCCCCCGTGCCCCATAGCGAACGTAGTCCTTATCTTTGGGGTTTTGACACCTTCTGATCATGGCCCGCCACGTGTTGTAAGAAGAACGATTCCATCCCCCGTGTCGTGTAATTTTTTCCAGGTGGTAGCAGCCACAAGACTGCGTATTTCCTGTAGCAAGACTGCCGGAAGGAATAACAACCTCTTTACCGCAATCACACAGGCAGCGCCACAGGCGTTTCTTATTCGCGTTCACTCCGGCGTCTGCGACCACAGACAAACGCCCATAGCACATACCGATTCGATTGATAAATTTACCCATGGCCCAATTATACATTCATCTACTGCCATCGGGTTGGATGTCTACGCGCATCGTGCCAAAGCGCCAAAAGCTGCCCAACTCATCGCTCTCAATGCGCAATTGAATTTGACGTCCACGGGCGCGAGTGCTGACAAACTGCGTGGTCGGCGTAATCACATACGGGTCTAAAGAGCTGGGTACTGCAGTGGCTTGGGGGTAAGGGCGCAGGCGAAGGGCCACAGTGAGATTTCCCTCTTGGCGCTTAAAGTCAGGAATAAACCGCTGCATCAACAGCATTTGGTCCCCGTCACCAATGTCAAAGTAGCCGGAGTAGATGTAGGCATCAATTGCCACACCGTCGGCATCCACACCATCTTCTTGGTTGTACAAATGGCTGCGACCGGCTGTGAGGCCATAAATGGTGGTAATGGTTGCATCGGTTGCCAGAGGGTTGTATTCCGAGGCCAAAGGCTTGTCAAACGTGCCAATGTCGGTCCACGCTGTGCGGGCCATAGAACCCACTGACCAGACGTTTTCCAGGTAGTTGTACGTCACAAAACGGTTAATATAGTCGCTGCTCAATGACGGATAAAACCACGTCACTTCGTTAAACTGGGCGTTAATCCCCACGTTCACAGCAGTCGCCTGTGCAATGTTCAAGTCTTCAAAAATGTAGTCTTGCACCGTACAAGGAATCTTCTTTACCGTGCCGTCAAATACAAAGAACGCGTCCTTGCTCATCCAGTAGGCCACGCCATTGACGTCAGCCGAAGCGTGCGGTCCGATGATGCCGCAGTTAGCACCCAGCTGCTGAAAGCCAAACGTGTAGGGCGGACCAATAAACTGCTGGCCATGGAGGGATGTGTCTGCCCAAATCAAGATCTGACCACGTGAGCGCAGCGCCGAGATAATCTCGTTGCCATCCGTGAGCCGTTGTCCGCCGGCCGTGTTGGTTGCAGTGGCCACAAAGTCGTTGATGTCCTCTTGCGAAGAGAAGCGCACAAACATCGGGTCTTGAGAGGTTGGATCACCCAGCGTGGACTCCGTGCCAAAGCACACCAGGTGCCTGTCCGGTGTGGATACCAGCGCATACTTGGATTTGGTAGGCGCGCCTGAGATAGCCGTGGCCCGCGTTATAATTCCGTCGTCTGGGTCCCACTCGTAAATGCCACCGTCGACCAGCTGCAAAATGAGCACTTGGCCAAAGTTGTCAAACTGCCAAACCCTGGCCAACAACGACAACGAGGCAGAGGCGGGCCGTGGCGTGCCCCAGGTGCTCAAGCCCCACGTGCCGGTGCCCCAGCCGTAATCGAGGAAGCTGATATCGCTGCCAACGTTAATCTGATAGGTCGCGGTCGCGGTGCCGGCCGTTGTCGTGGAGGTGGCTTGGGTCGGGGAGACGATCGTGTAAGTGCCGTCAGTGAGCACTAATTGAATCTCAAACTCATTTGTAAGACTGGCGTTGGTAATCCCGCCCGGGTTGCCTGTGACGCCACTAAAAGTGACAAAGTCGCCTGTAACTGCGCCATGAAGAGTGTCGTTGACAACCACCGTTGTACTGCCATTGGTGGTCGTAAAAGTGCAGGAACCAGAGGCCCGAATGGGTGTGATGTCGGCCCACGAACCGCCGTAAAACACATAGACCTTGCGGTTTGTCCCAAGGACCGCGTAGGGGGCTCCGCCCAAATCGTTCCAGGTAAAAATGTCACTGGTGGAGCCCACAAAATTAATCGTGGTGTTGCCAAACTGCGTCCAGCCGCCTAGTTTTTCCGGCAGCCCATAGCTAAACCGCACGTAATCGCTGTCCACCCAGCCGCCCTCAGCGCCGTACTCTGTGTTCTGCTTGTCGACGCCAGGTTTGAGGAAGAGTCGCAAGAGGGCCATGATTACCCTTTTGCAGCGCGCATGTTGTCAACAAGGTTTGGATACGGGCGGCCAGCTTTCTTGGCGGCGGCTTTGGCGGTGGCTTTCTTTGCCGACGTCAAAGTTTTGGGCTTGCCAAGGCTCTTAGGACGTTTTTTGTCCCAGACAGGGGTGTTTTTCATGTGACGCGTCTCCATTCAGGCTTGCCGTCGCCTCGGCTAAAGTGCGGCGTGTCCACCAGTTTGACACCATTTCCGCCCCATGAGTTAAAAGGGTGCAGCGACTCCCAGTAGACGCCAAGCGGGGCCAAGACTTTTTTGTCGTAGACCAACTTGCCTTCTTGGAAGAAATTGAAATCCACCGCCAAGCGCTTCAAGTGCAACGAGTTCATTGTCTGGCTGCGGCCAGTCTTGACGTACAGCTCCTGCTGCTCTGGGGTGCGGTAAAGCTCGCCGGCAGTCACCATAAACCCTTGGGAAGATGCAAACTCAACGAGTCGGCACATGTCGCGCAGAAAAGCTGCTTGTTCTCTGCTTAGGCTCATTTTTTACTCCTCATCTCAGCGAGTTTTTCAATGGTGCGTCCACCGAAATATGCACCCATAATCAACATGCCCCACTGCCCCAGCAAGGACACGTAGGACTCGTTGGCGTCCAGGCCAAAGGCCGACATCATAGAGAACAGGAAGTACCCCACAAAAATGGCAATAAGGCTCATGGGGCGGATGTTCTTGGACAGCCAAGAATCCGAGGACATGTCCGCTTTCCACCGATCAGAGATGTTGTTGTCCTCATTCTGAATGGCGGCGGCAAAGGCTTGCAACTCGTCGAGACCGAGTTTTTTCTCCTCGATACGCAAGCGCAAAAGCTCCTCCTCGTGATCCATCTCGTATTGCCGGAGCTTCAACGTGTCTTCAGTCGACAGCGGTTGATCGAGCTTTACGCCTGTTTTTTCTTCCACCCACTCTTTACCCTTGGCCATCACAGCATTGCTAATCAGGCCAAGTCCTTGGGATAACAGGGGCATAAGGAGTGCTGGAATCATAATTACCCTTTCAACTCAAAACTTAGGTTGGCATGCCGGGGATACTGCACCACGCGTTCTCCTTCTGGGCATTTGTACTTGATCGTCGCCAGCAAAGTAGCTGCACCCGGCGCAATCTTCTCTTTTCTCACCATCGTGAGTTGGTAGGTAAACGTATCAATCTCTGGCCCCGCTGGTCCACTGAACTTGCTTGCCGTTGTCGTTGCCTCATGCACCATGCCCGATGCGTCACGGATGCTTGGCGTGAAGCTCTCGACAGAGCAATCATTGCGCTTTTTGATTCGCGCAACCGTGACGTTGATTGGCTGCCCAGCCGCTGCTGTGATTTTGAAATGCTCTGGTGACCATTCAAGGATGGCCCTGTCAAACCAGCCAAACTTGTCCGCCAAGGTGTAACCGCCGCCAATGGCTGCGATGCTTGCTGCAACTGCTCCAATGGCTTTGGTGAGGTCAATCATTTGTCTTTCCTGTCAGCTAACCCAAGGCACTCCAGAAGTCACTGCTGGCGCTGCTTTGCGTAGCTTGTAGGCTGCAAGTTCAGCGTCTGCGCTGGCTTCAAATTGATTCTCAGCACCAGCATCACGCTTGATCCACTCAATCACCTTGGCCTCGGTGAGGTCTGCAAAAGCAGTTGGTGTGACCGGCTTGTTAGCAAACCCAAAGTTGTAGTTGTGCGTGAAACTGTCAACGCCGTCTGATGCGGTGATGCTGAACTGCGCGGTGACGACAATGCCATCTGGGTTGCGGATCAGGTTGGTGACTTTGTATTCGTAGGTGTTAGACATGATTTATTCCTTTTTGGTTATAGCGTTACCAACCAACAGCAGCAACATAAGTGGCTGCGCCCGGCACTTCAGCTTGAAACTCCGCTTGCTGTTCTTTGGTGTATGCTTTTCGATGATATGTCTCGCTAATAACTTCATCGTCACGCAAGACCTGATTGGCCCA